GGCCCCCCCCGCCACATCCGCCGACCTGGCCCGCCGCGCCCTCAGCTATTGTGAGGAGATGCGCGGCAAGGGTGTCACCGTCAGCATTACCGATGCCGTGGCGCATGTGAGCGCCGGAAAGGAGTAGGCCATGCCCCGCACTGACCTTTTTGTGAACTTTGCCATCACGGGCGACTTAGCCCCCTTCCGCATCGTGGCCCATGACGGCGCGGGAGGCTATGTCCAGGCGGCCTCCAGCACGGCCGCGCTCATCGGCACAACGGACGAGCTGGGCAAGCAGGCCAACGGCGGGGCCGATGTGGCCCTGAATTATATGCCGGAAGTGGAAGTGGGAGCCGCCGTGAAGGCGGGCGACCCGCTGACCAGCGATGCCCAGGGCCGGGCTGTTCCGGCCACGGCGGCGGGCAGCCGCATTATCGGCTTTGCCTGCAAAAGCGCCGCCGAGGCCGGAGAAATCATTGACTACCAGTTTGCGCCGGGCTTCCTGGGCACAGCCGCTTCCGGCGGTTCCACCCAGGACTCCGGCCAGACCGAACCGCAGGGAGAATAACACATGGCTGCAACCACACCCTTTGCCACCAATCCGCAACTGACGGCCATCGCCATCGCCTACATGAACCAGCCCTCGGATTATGTGGCTGATTCTGTCATGCCGCGCTGCAAGCCCGTGGGCAAGAAGGAATTTCAGTATTCCCTCTATGGGCTGGAATCCTTCGCCAACCCGGACAGCCGCGTGGGCCGCAAGGGCCGCCCCAATGAGGTAGGCCTGTCCAGTCGCCTGGAAACGGCCGCCATTGAAGACTTTGGCCTGGAAGACCCCATCCCCCAGGATGATATTGACCAGGGCCGCAAGGATGGCCGCGATATTCCCGGCGAATCCACGGAGTACATCCTCTCCCTGGTCAAGCTGGATCGTGAGCTGCGTGTGGCCCGGCTGGTTCAGGACAAGGTCAACTATGGCACGGATTGTGTCAGGGAGCTTGCCTCCGGCGCGGGCTTTGACGTGGCCACGGTGAACGCGGAAGCCGTCATTGCCGAAATGCTGGAAAAGCCCTTCATGCGCCCCAATATCGGCGTCATGAGCCAGAAGGTATGGGACCGCCTTGCCCGCAACCCGTTGCTTGTCAAAGCCATCAAGGGCGAGCTGGTGGGCAAGAAGCTCACTGTGGCCGAATTCTGCGATTACTTTGAATTACAGCATCTCTATATCGGCAAGGCCCGCGTGACGCGGCAGGTCAAGGGCAAAACGCCCGTGCCGGAGCGCGCCTGGGGCACGTCCATCGCCTTCCACTACCGCGACATGGCCGCCAGCGAGCAGCGCGGCGTTACCTGGGGCCTTACCGTGCCCTATGGTCAGCCCGTTTCCGGCACGCGGCCCGACCCGGATGTGGGCCTGCGCGGCGGCATCCGTGTGCGCGCCGGGGAAAGCCTCAAGGAACTGGTGCTTGCCAAGGATGCGGGCTGTCTGATTACCGGGGCCATTGCCGCGTAGGGGCTGTCATGTACGCCACACCTCAGGACATAGAGGCCCGCTACAAGGAGATTTACCCCCTGCTGGCGGGCAAGAATGCGGAAGGAGCGCCGGATGTGGCGGCAGTGGAGCGTGCCCTGGCCGAAGCCTCCAGCGAAATTGACGCCATTCTGGGCGCGCGTTTCGCTGTGCCGCTGACGCCGACTCCTCCGCTGCTGCGGCGCATTGCCGTTGACCTGGCCGTGAGCGCCTTGCCCCGCAACGGGGCCAACGAGGCCAGCATGTACGAGCGCCGCGCCCGTGAGGCGCGGGAGCTGCTGGCCAAACTTGCTGACGGACAGGCGGAGCTGGGGCCGGGCTATGATTCGGCCCCGGCCGGAGGCGGCACGGGCGTGGGCGGTATTGACTATGCGGTGCGGCCCTCGGAGTTCCGCCAGAGACTGGAGGACTACTGATGGCTGGTGCCACGCTTGAATTCCGCTTTACGGATGAGGAGCTGCGGCGTGCCACCCGCCAGTTGCGCGACAGGCTGGCCCGCATACGCTTCAGGCCGCTGCTGACAGCCATAGGCAATGAGCTGGTCACGTCCGTTTCACGCCGTTTTGAGACGGCCACAGCCCCGGACGGCTCCCGTTGGCCGCAATCTCTCCGGGTCAGGAGGGAAGGCGGACAGACCCTGGTCAAGACAGCGCGCCTGCGCGACTCCATCAGCCGGGCCGGGCCGCAGGTGACGGCGCGTAGCGTGGAGGTGGGCACCAACGTGGAATACGCGGATATCCACCAGTCCGGCGCAACCATTCCGCCCCATACCATCAGGGCGCGCCGGGCGCGCGCTCTGCGTATTCCCGGCATCGGCTGCCGCCGCCAGGTCAGGCATCCGGGCGGGCTTATTCCGGCCCGGCCCTTTCTGGGGCTGTCGGCGCAGGATGAGACCATCATCCAGGACATGACCGAGGACTGGCTGCGCAACAAGATTGCCGGGATGCGGCGATAGGAGAAGCCATGCTTGACCAGTTTCGGGCCGCTGTAGCGGCCTATTTGCAAAAACGCCTGCCTGCGGCCGTGACAGTGCTTGAGCTTGATGACTCTCTGGATGAAGCCGAATTGCAGCGCCTGTGCCTGAGCACACCCTCGGTGGGCGTGGAGGTTGTGGGCTTTGATGGCGTGGAGCTGAAAGGCCGCGCGCCTTATGTCACCGTCAATATGGGAGTATCTGTCGTTGCTGGGCCGGGCAAGGATGGGCAGCCGCCCAGCGCCGCCGTGCTGGTGCTGGTCACCCTGGTGGCGGGTATCATTGCCGACCAGCGTTTCGGCATGGACTGCACCCGCCCGGAAAGCGTGCGGGCCACCAATATCACCAGCGGCGATCAGGCCACCAACAATGTGGCCATGTGGGCGCTCACCTGGAAACAGGCGGTGGATGTCTCCCACGTTATTGACTGGCCGGAGCTGGATGACTTCTTGCGCTGCTTTGTCCGCGAGAAGCCGGACGGCCCGGTGACGATTGAAAGCCATTTACCCGGCCCCGCCGGGGAAGGAGAAGGCCATGAATAAGCGTATTGTCCCGCGCACGGGCCTTGTGGTGCGGCGGCCCGATACGGGCGAAATACTGCCGCCCGGCGGGGAGGTCGTGCCCTTTGGCCCCCACAGGGCCTACTGGCTGCGCCGCAAGAAGGACGGCGATGTGGAAATTCTGGACAGTCAGGGCGTATCGGCTCCTGCCGCCAGCAAAAGCACCAGCAAGAAGGAGGCCGAATAATGGCCGTATCGTTCAATAGCATCCCGGCGGACATCCGCGTGCCGCTGACGTATGTGGAGTTTGACAACTCCGGCGCAGTGCCGGGCACGCCGGTCATGGAATGGCGTGTGCTTTTGCTGGGCCAGGCCCAGGCGGACGCCGCCGGAGACATGCTCCGGCCCATGCTCATGAATACCGCCGAACAGGCCGCGCGCCTGTGGGGGCAAGGCAGTCAGATTGCGGACATGGTGCGCTATGCCAAACGCAACAGCACCATGCTGGAAATCTGGGCTATGGCTGTGCCGGATGCCGAATCCGCCGTGGCCGCCCAGGCGGATATAACCATATCCGGCCAATGTACGGGCACAGGCGTGCTGGCCCTTTATATTGGCGGCGTGCGCGTGCGTGTGCAGGCTGTGGGCGGCGAGGCGCTGGGCGCTACGGTGGCGCGTGTGGTGGAGACTATCAACGCCGATGGCGAGTTGCCCGTCACCGCCAGTGTCAAGGGAGATAGTCCGGGGGTGTTTACCCTGACCTGCAAGTGGAAGGGGGCCACAGGCAATGCCATTACCCTGGGCGTGAACCTTTCCACGGATGACAATACGCCCGCCGGGCTGCGTGTTGCCTGCGGCCCCATGCAGAACGGCGCGGCTGACCCGGACATGCAGGATGTCATTGCGGCGATGGGCGACACCTGGTGGAAAGCCCTGGTCACGCCCTGGAACCAGAAGGCCGAGCGCGAACTGCTGGAAGAATGGCTGGATGCGCAGTTCGGCCCGCTGCGCCAGCAGGAGTGTCAGGCGTTCACGGCGTTTCGCGGCACCCTGGCGGAAACCTCCACCTATGGCAACGGCGGCAATTCGCAACTCGTGAGCTGCATGGGCATAGGCGACATCCCCACCTCGCCCTGGAATGTGGCCGCTGCATATGCCATGCAGGCCGCCGCGTCCCTTTCCGCCGATCCGGCCCGCCCGCTCCAGACTTTGGAGCTTGTGGGCGTCATGGCCCCGGCCCGCGAGAAACGCTGGAGCATGGAAGAGCGCAATATCCTGCTCTATGACGGCATTGCCACCTACATGGTTGCCAGCGACGACAGCGTGCAGATTGAGCGCGAGGTGACCATGTACCAGAAGAACGCCTGGGGTTCGGCTGACCCGTCCTACCTGGATGTACAGACCGTGGCCACCCTGGGCTACTGGCGTTATGCGGTCAACGCCCGCATTACCCAGAAATACCCGCGTCACAAGCTGGCTGATGACGGCACGGCCTACGGGCCGGGCAATGCCGTGGTCACGCCCTCTGTCATCCGGGCCGAGCTGCTCGCCCTCATGCGGGAATTTGAAGAAAAAGGCCTGGTGGAAAACGTGGAAGCCTTCAAGGAAGGCCTGGTCGTGGAACGCAACAGGGACGACCGCAACCGCATTGACGTGCTGGCCATGCCGGACTTGGTCAACCAGTTCCGCATTTTTGCCTGTCTGACCCGTTTTGTGTTGTAGGAGGATACAATGCCCCAGATTACCGGAAAGGCCGTCATCCGTGTGGACGGCGAGGAATGGCGCACCGAGGACGGTGCCAAGCTCAACCCCGGCGGCGTCACGCGCGAGGCCAAGGCGGGCGGCGGCAAGGTGCATGGCTTTGCCGAAAAAACCAAGGCCCCGGAGCTGGATTGCTCCGTCTACCACACCCGCGATACCGACCTCACGGCCATCAACGCCATCCGCGATGCCACGGTCATGTACGAATCGGACACGGGGGGACCGTTACGTCCTGCGCAATGCCTTTGTCACCGAACAGGGCGAGCTGGACGCGGAAAACGGCACCGTCAATGTCAAAATCAGCGCCATCTCGTGCGAGAGGCTGTAGGGGGCGGCTATGACAAAAGAACCCCTTGTGCAGGGCAAGCCTGTGGAGGGCGTTGTTCTGGCCGAAGGCGGCCAGGCGCGCGTAGACTTGGCTGACGGCCTTGCTGTCGGCTCTGTGACTTACAGCATCGCCGTGTTGCGCCAGCTCAACGCGGGGGCCGTCCTGGCCGCCGCCGAAGCCTCGGAGCGCCTCGTTTCCACGGCTCAGGGCATGGAACTGGTATCCTCCCCGGCCCGCATGGGCGCGGAACTGCTCCGCCGCCAAATTGCGCGCATGGAAGATGGCAGCGGCAACAAACTGGACGGCCCGCTGGACATGGAAAGCCTGGGCCGCCTTTCCGCCCGCGATATGGATACCCTCAACTTTGCCGCGCGGATGTTGGATGCGGCTGCGGAAAAGAGCATGGAGGGCCTGGCCGGGCGGGGGCGACATGCTGCCGGCAGCGGCCAGTCTGGAGAAGCTGCTGGCCAGACTGACCAGCCGGGCCATGCTGACGTTTGAGCAGGCGGGCGCGTGGCCGCTGCCCCGCTTGCTGCGTTACCTGCATCATATCAGGTAGGATTGCACTATGGCCAATCTGCGCACGTCCCTTACGCTTGACCTGAGCGGCAACCTTATTACGCGGGCCAAAGCCTTTTCCACGTCCATTTCGGGCATGGCCCGGCGTATCCGTTCCTCCCTGGGCGGCCTCAATGGTGTGGCCGCCCAGGCGGGCAAGGGGCTGGAGGCTCTGACAGGCAAATATGCCGCGGGCATTGCCGGGCTGGGCGTGACCTACAAAGCCACACAGGCGGTCATGAACAGCGCCCAGCTTGACAAAAGCCTGGTGCGCGTGGGGCAGACCGCCGGGGCCAGCGTGCAGGATGTGGCGCAACTGCGGCGCAGCCTCTTTGACATGGCCCGCCAGACTGGCCAGCCCGTGGAAACGCTGTTGCAGGGCTTTGAGGGGCTGGTCGCCTCCGGCATGGACTGGCAGCAGGCTATGGGCACAATCCAGGCTATCAACCCGGCCCTCGCAGCCTCCGGGGCCAGTGCCGAGCAGCTTGCCAGCGCCATGAGCGTGGCCGGAGAGATTTTCAAGTTTGACCTCTCCGACCTCAACACTTCCAAACTCCTGCTGGACCAGATGCTGGTGGCGGGCCGCGCGGGCAACGCGGAGCTTGAGAACCTTTCCTCCATTTTTGCGCGCGTGGGCGGCAGCGCCAAAAATGCGGGGCTGGATTTTGCCCAGACCCTGGCCTTCATTGAACAGCTTTCCCTGATTGAGCGGGAGCCGGAGCGTCTGGCCACCCTGGCCGACTCCACATTACGGCTTTTCACCAATCAGAAATATCTTGAAAAAGGCGCTGAGGCCACGGGTGTACGCTTTTACGATGCCAAGGGCGAGCGGCGGGCGGCCCTTGATGTCTTGCAGGATATTGCCCGCCGATACCAGCAGTTCAAAACGGATGCCGAACGCGATAAGGCTTTTGCCCAAGCCTTCGGCGAGACCGATCTGGATACGCAACGAGGTCTGCGTGCCCTGTTTGACAAAGGCGCGTTGCTCAATATGGGCAAAACCCACAAGGAAATCGCGCAGGCGGGCGGCGCGGTGGAAAAGGCGCTGGGGGATGCCATCAATAACAGCGTGGACCAGGTGGCCCGCCTCAAGGCCGCGCTGGGGCAGGCCGCGGATGAGTTTTCCCGCCCCATCAATGACGCCATCAGCAAGGGCATCAATCTGCTGCTGGACAACGGGCAGTTGAGCGGCAAACAGATGCTGGCCGGAGCGGCCACCGCCGGGGTGCTTGGCTTTGGCGGCCTCAAGCTGGCAGGCATGGGGCTTTCCCGCATGGGGGCCAAGGCGGCGGGCGGGCTGGTCGCCACAGTGGCAAAACAGGTAGGGCTCGCTGGTCTCAAGCTGCCTTTGCCCGTCTATGTGGTGAATAAACAGATGAGCCTGACCCGTGAAGCCATGCTGGGGGAGGCTCCCATGCCCCAAGGCGGCAAGGGCAAGACAGCGGCCGCAGGCAAAAAGCCCGCGCAGTCATTGCTTGCGCGTGGCGGCCGATACGCTGCCAGAGGGGCTGGGCTGGCCGCTGCCGGGCTGGCTGTCTATGACGCCGGAAGGGTGCTGACAGACGACCAAGCGAGCATCGGCCAGAAGGCCGGAGCCGTGGCCGATGCCGCAGGCGGGGCTTTGGGCGGCTGGGGCGGCGCGGCGCTGGGAGCCAAGGTGGGGGCAAGTATCGGCACAGTCATAGCGCCGGGCCTTGGCACAGCCATAGGTACGGCGCTGGGCGGCGTTGTGGGTGGCATTGCCGGTTCGGAGCTTGGCCAGGGTCTTGCGGCGCTTGTCAAAGACTGGTTCGGCTCTGACGCGGGAAACGCGGCTCAGGCTGCGGCGGCGGAGAGCATCCGGCAATCCGCCCTGACCATGCAGGCCGCTTCGCAGTATATATCCAGCGCAATGGCTGGCGGCGTGGCTGTGGATGTGCGGGTGCAGGGCAATGCTCAGGCCACGCTCCGGCGCGGGCAGGGTTCGGTTTACAGCGGGACCAGCTTTGCCCAGGGCATCGGGGCGGAGGGATAGCTCATGCCGTACCCGGTATCGTTCTTTGATGCCCTGCGCCGGGCATCCTTCAGGGGCACATATTTTGAGGTTGACGATGTGGACGCCGCAGGCGGCCGCCGCGTTGTCGTCCACGAATACCCGCTGCGGGATGAGCCGTACAGCGAAGACCTGGGCCGCCGCGCCCGCGAGTTTTCCGTGCGCGGCTATATCATTCAGGGGCGGGAGTATGACTACTTTCAGGCCCGCGCCGATATACTGGCGGCCCTGGAAGCCTATGGTCCCGGAGAGTTGGTGCATCCCTGGCACGGTGAAGTCTCCGTGGTTGTGGATGATTATCGCCTGCGCGAGAGCAGCGAGCAAGGCGGCCTGCTGGAGCTGGACATCCGCTTCCGCGAGGCCGGGCAGTTGGAAAACCCCACAGCCAGAGCCGACACGGCCCTTGGCGTCAACACGGCGGCCGCCAGTGTGCGCCAGGCATTGAAGGCGCAGTTTCTGGCCGTCTTTGCCCCCGAGCTGGACGAACTGGCAGGAGTTTCCGCTGCCCTGGATGACGCCGCACGTCTGGCTATGGAGTATCTTGGGCTGCCGCAAAGCCTCATTGCCGAGGGGTTGGCGTGGGTGCAAAGCCTGCTGGCCACGCCCTCGGCCCTTTTTGACGCGCTCACCGGGCTTTTTGGCGGGCTGCTGGGCAATGACGTGGATGATGCGGCATACTGGCCTGCCGCGCCGGGCGGCAACGCCCCGCCCGGCCCCTTAAGCCAAAATACAGCCCCGCTGGAAAAAATCATGGGCGGCAGCAGTGTGCTTGCCACAGCGCCGGAGCGCGTCATCCGCGATACCGTGGCTGAAATCGTCGTGACAGAGACTGTGGCCTCCACATCGCGCCGGGACTATGCCACGGCTGATGATGCCTTGGCCGAGCGCGGAGCTGTGGTGGCAGGCCTGGACGCCATAGAGCCTGTGGCCGATGATGCGCTTTTTCAATGCCTTGCCGAGCTGCGGCGGGCGGTGGTTACGGATTTGACCGTACGCGGGGCGGAGTTGCCCCAACTGCGCTCCGTCACCCTGCCCGCCACTGTGCCCGCCCTGGTGGCGGCCTACCGCATTCACGGCCACGCCGGGCGCGCGGAGGAAATTCTTACCCGTAACCGTATCCGCCATCCGGGCCGTGTGCCGGGCGGCATCCCCCTGGAGGTGCTTGGTGAATAGCGCCAGGCCGGAAATCATCCTGGAAGTGGACGGGCAACGCTACGGTGGCTGGAAATCCATTGACATCAGCCGGGGGCTTGAGCAGTGCGCGGGTATGTTTCGCCTGGCCGTCACCGACCGCTGGCCGCAACAGGCACAGGCCAGGCCCATTGTGGCAGGTGCGGCGTGCCGCGTCACCATTGACGGCGAGGCCGTTATTACCGGGTATGTGGACGATGTGGAGGCTTCCTGGGAGGCTGCGGCGCATGAGTACAGCGTCTCCGGGCGCGACAAGACAGCAGACCTGATTGACTGCTGCCCGCCCTCGCTTCAGCTCAAGGGCGCGGACTTGCCCTCCCTGGCAAGGCGCTGGGCAGGGCTGTTCGGCATTGAGGTGCTGGTGGAGGCGGAGTGCAACAAGGCCGCGCCGGGTTTCAAGACCGAGGAAGGCGAGACCTGCTTTGAGATGCTGGAACGCCTGGCGCGCGCCAATGCGGTCATGCTTACCAGCGATGGCCAGGGCCGCCTGGTCATTACACGGGCCGGAACGCGCAAGGCCGCTACCGCTCTCCAGTTGGGGAGCAATCTCCTGCGCCTGAGCATGTCCACCAGCGTGAAAGACCGCTTCTCGGAAATCACCGTCAAAGGCCAGTCCGCCGGGTCGGATTCTTGGGACGGCTCCACCAATGCCCAGGCGCGCGGCACGGCCAGGGATGACAATGTGCCCCGCTACCGCCCCCTGACGCTCATTGCCGAACAGGAGGAGTTTGGCAGCGCCACAACCCGCGCCCGGCATGAGGTGGCCATCCGCTATGGCAAGGGCAATCAGGCCCAGGCCCTGGTCAACGGCTGGCACGCCGGGGCGGAACTCTGGCAGCCCAACCGACTGGCTGACCTGGTGGACGACAAGGGCAATCTTTTCGCCACATGGCTCATTGTCAGCGTCAACTGGCGCATGGACGACAGGGGCTGTCTTGCCGTCCTGACTCTTGCGCCCAGGGAAGCCTACGAGCTTTTGCCCCAAGCCCCCACGGGCAGGAAAGGCGGAAAAGCCAAGGAAGCCCCTTTATGGAGGCAGAAATGACGCCCGCACGCGCATGGCGCTCATTGCAGAGGCGCATATCCACACTGATAGGCCGTGCGGTGCTGCGCGCCGTCAATGCGGGCACCGGGCTGCAAACCGTCCAGGTGCAGATATTGGCCGATGAAATCATGGATAATGTGGAGCATATGGAGCCGTATGGATTTACCAGCAACCCCCTGCCCGGGGCCGAGGGGGTTATCCTCAACGTGGCCGGGCAGCGCGGAGCCGCCGTGGCCGTCAATTTCGGCAACCGCGGGGTGCGGGTGACAGGTCTGAAAAGCGGCGAGGTCTGCATTTATACGGATGAGGGCGACAGGATTACCCTGCTGCGGGAGAGGCGCATCAAGATTGAAACCCTGCATCTGGAAATTCAGGCGCAGGAGGATGTGGCCGTCAATACCAAGGCATATACGATTAATGCCAGTGAAGGCGTGACATTTCAAACGCCCGCCTTCGGCCTTGGCGGGGTGGGCGGTTGCACGGCAATCCTGTCCGCCGACATGGCCATCTCCGGTAATATCAGCCAGACGGGTTCTCTCTCCTCCAGCGGCGACCAGGTTGCCGCCGGAATAAGCACCGCGCACCACACTCACCCCGGTGACTCCGGGGGGACAACAGGGGGGCCGCAATGAAGACAGGCGATCTGGCTCTCGTCCCGCCTGCGCCCCTGGAGGTAGCCGGGCCGGATTGCGCGATGCAGGACGGTGACTTGTTGGGCGAGGACAGCCTGCGCACGGCGGTGATTCTCTCCCTCTTTCTGGACCGCCGCGCCGGAGAGGATGACATCATTCCGGACGGCACAGGCAATCGGCGCGGCTGGTGGGCTGATACCGTGGCCCCCATGACCGCCTGGGGCATCGGTGGCGGCACAAGCGGCGAAGACCGCATAGGCTCCCGCCTCTGGCTGCTCTCCCGCGAAAAGCAGCTCGCCCATGTGCTGGACAAGGCGCGCCATTACGCTGAGGAGGCCCTGGCCTGGCTGATAGAAGACGGCGTGGCCAGGGCGGTGAGCGTCACTGCTTCTGCCTCCCGCCAGGGCTGGCTTGTGCTGGATATCCGCATCACGTTGCCGGACGGCTCTCTTTATGCCGTAACGGCCGAGACACAACCCGGCGCTGTTTTTAATATCCGTTGAAAGACGTCATGCATGGCGCTGTTTATGGTAGCGCCATGCCCTTTGAACGCCCCCAACTCACCAGCCTTGTGGCCCGCACCCAGGCGGACATGGACAGCCGCCTTGACGGCTTGACCTGGTTCCGCCGCCGCCTGCTGGCCGTACTGGCCCGTATGCAGGGCGGCGTGGCGCATGGCCTGTACGGCTATCTGGATTGGCTTGCCTTGCAGCTCATGCCGGACACGGCGGAGATGGAGCATCTGGAGCGCTGGGCTTCCATCTGGGGCGTGACCCGCCTGGCGGCCACCAGGGCCGAGGGGCATGTTTCTTTCAGTGGTCAGGACGGCGCGCTCATCCCGGCGGGGGCGGAATTGCAAAGCCCCGGTGGCCAACTGTACCGCACCCTCGCTGAAGTCTGGATAACAGAGGGCGCGGCGCGTGTGCCCGTGCGCGCCCAGGCCGCCGGATTTGAGGGCAATATAGCAGAGGGAACGCCCTTGCAGCTTACAGCCCCGGTTCTGGATGTCCAGGCGCGGGCTGTGGCCAGCGGCAATATCACTGGCGGAGCGGGCGCGGAGACCGACGCCGGGCTGCGTACCCGCCTTCTTGCCCGCATCCGCACGCTGCCCAGCGGCGGCGCGGCGCGGGATTATGTCACCTGGGCGCTGGAGGTGGCGGGTGTCACCCGCGCCTGGTGCTATCCGGGCGAGATGGGGCGCGGCTCTGTCACCGTGCGCTTTATGATGGATGATGCCTATGAAGACGGTATCCCCCGTCCCGAAGACATCGCCCGTGTGGCGGCGTATATTGAAAGCCTGCGCCCCGTCACGGCCGACGTCTATGTCGTGGCCCCCGTGCCGCACCCCATTGACCTTGATTTGCGCATTGCGCCAGACAACCCGCGCATGCGCGTCATAGTTGCCGAGGCGGTCTGGACGGCCCTCCGCCGCGAGGCCGAGCCGGGCGGTCTGGTGGTTGTGTCCCGTCTCAATGAGGCTATCAGCCGCGCGGAGGGGGAAGACGACCATGTCCTGCTTTCTCCCCTGGAAAACATCAGGCTGGATACGGGCAAAATAGCCGTTCCCGGCGTTATCATCTGGGAAGATGGGTAATGAGCTACCGCGAACAGCTCTTTGCCCTGCAACCGCCCGGCCCGGCCTTGCCCTATGACCCTGAATCTGTCTGGGGCCGCCTGCTGGATGGGCTGGCCCAGGAATTTGAGCGCGTGGAATTGCGCGCTCACGCCCTGGTGCGCGAATCCGACCCGCGCCAGTCCGTAGAGCTTTTGCCAGATTGGGAGCGCGTCTGCGGGCTGCCCGGCGACTGCCCCATATCCTGGGACAGCACATTGCAGGCCCGGCGTGCAGCCGTAGTTGCCCAACTGACGGGAGCGGGAGGCCAGCGCATTGCCTATTTTTCCGGCCTGGCGCGTCTGCTGGGCCTGGGCATCACGGTGACGGAATACCGCCCCTTCCTGGCGGGGCTGTCCCGGTGCGGCGACAGGCTCAACGGTGACCATGATGTGCGCTTTGTCTGGTCTGTCGTGGTCCAGGGACAGCGCATGACGCGCTTTCGCTGCGGGGCCAGCGTGCCCGGCGAGCGCCTGCTGGATTTTGCCCGCCGGGAGGATTTGGAATGCCTGCTCAGGCTCTATGCCCCGGCCCACACCATACTCATTATAGGCTACGAGGAATAAAATGAAATACGCCCCTCCCATCGGAATGGAAGCCCAAGGTGAAGATGCCCATTACGTTGACGGCAACCCGGAGCTGGGCATTCTTGGCTCCCCGGTGCCCGCCGCTGCCGTTGAGCAGGGGCAGCGCGAAATATTGGAGGTCATCAAGCAGGCCGGACTCACGCCCAGCAGTGAAGACTTGACGCAATTGTTCCAGGCCATTGGCATGCTGATTGGCAAGCGAGTGCCTATGGCGACCAAGGAAAAAGCGGGCATTGTCAAACCCGGCGCGGGGATGGAGATAAAAGAGGACGGCACGCTGAATGTGCTGGTCTCCGTCGTGATGCCCGGTGTGGTGGTGGCCTTTTCGGGCGCTTTCGGCGGTGAAGGCAACCGGCATCCCATACCACTCGGCGCGACAGAACCGGACACGGGATGGCTGCTTTGTGACGGCGGCAGTGACGGCAAAGGAGGGACGGTTCCCAACCTCTTGGGCCGTATGATTTTGGGCGCTTCGGAAAGCCGCCCCGCTGGCTCTACTGGCGGCTCGGAGACCCATACGCACAGTCTTTCCGGCACTGTTGGGGCCACGACAACCTCTCTGACACAGACGGCGGCGCATGGGCACCCCGCCACTATCACTGCGGGAGCTTGGGACGGATTTAATGGGATGACGACTGTCCCCTTTGGATCTGGCGTAGACGGACGTGCTACTTTGCCAGCTTCCCCGTCCGTCGCTAACACAGGCTCCAGTCAGTCCCACACTCACTCGTTGACGGCCACCACTGGCACGGCCAGTAGCCTGCCGCCGTACTACGCTTTGGCCTATATCATGCGCATCGCATAATGTAGGCTAGGGCATAATATGGAGACAGGTTGCTGGCTGCGTTGGTATTGGCCGCCAGACTGTGAGTGTGCGACTGAGAACCGCCGGTAGTGCTTGAGTAATAATTGCTGGCCCCCCACGGAGATGATGTGCTCAAATGCTTGTGTACCACTTCCTCCACCATCACCGCCCTGGAGTGCCGTATAATGATTATGCGCTGCCAACTGCCCCTCAGTCAGCGTCGCCGCGCCGACAGTGCCGGAAAGGCCGAGGCAGGCCATAAAAAGCAAAGAAACAAGCCATGCGCGAGACATCAGCTCACCCTCACAATATAAGCCAGGCAGTAGTACGGCGGCAGACTGGAGGCTGTGCCCGTGGACGCGCTGAGGCTGTGCGTGTGAGGCTGGGAGCTGCCAGCAAGAGTGGAAGAGAGGAACGAATTTTGGAAAACGGTACTTTCTATCACATAGCCTCCCGACCCTGGATTCGTCGATCCAATAGCCATTCTGTGCAGATGGCTGGCCAACTGCTCCTCCGTGAGCGTGGCCGCGCCGACTGTGCCGGAAAAACGCATCAACCCGCCGCAATGCGGCACAAAATAAGGGAGATCACATGCCCAGAGTAACCGTTGTTCCTGCCGACCGCCTCATTATCGTTGACGGCGAGGCCCTGCGTTTTGACTTCCCTGCTCCGGCCAATCTGCACGCCCTTCAGTGGGATGGCGACAAAGGCCACATGGAATGGACAGACGACCACAATATGGCGCTGGATGCCACCCTCTATAGCGAGGAGGTGGCTCCCTATGTGGCCCTCTGGCAAGCCGAAAAAGCCCGGCTCGTTGCTGAGGCCGAGGCCGCCGAGGCTGCCCGCCTGGAGGAGTATAACAGCGCGCCTGCCCGCTATGCGCGGCTGCGGGCCGAGCGTGACGCGCGTATGGCCGCCACCGACTATCTGATTATGCCGGACTACCCCCTGCCCGATGAGGCCAAGGCCGCCGTGACCGTATACCGTCAGGCCCTGCGTGACTTGCCCGCGCAAGATGGCGCTCCCTGGGACGGAGGCGGCGAAGATACTCCGTGGCCCTCCGCGCCGGAGGTTGCCCGTGGTTAGGGCGCGTAGCTGTCCCATCTGCGGCCATGCCTTGCGCCTGGTTATCCTGCCCGGTGGTCTCACCTGGGTTTGCCCGGTCTGCGGGAAGGTGCGGACGTGAATATGCAGAATATTATAGAGGGCGGGGTTTGCACTGGACCTGCCGCTCCCCGGTCGGACGGCCTGACGGTCTTCGGCCCTCGTGGCGATGCCATCATTCGTGACCGCATCTTTGACTTCCGTGCCGTGCCGCATGATGAGCAGGACGAAGTCCTCAGCGGCGTGGACGGCGGCGTTGTCACGATGGAGCGCTGTGTCATCTTGGGCGGCATCAAGGCCATACTGGCGGGCAATGGAGACCATCCCGGCAATGATATGCGCTATGCCGACTGGTCGCTGGAAGATTGCGTCATTATCGGTGCGGGCCGTCGCTGCCCGGAGGCCCAGGACGGAGCCTATGTCACCATGCGCCGCTGCTGGATTCACGATTGGGGGCAGACCTTTGATGTGCGGGCTTTCGGGGCCTGGGCGCACCGGGGAGGCAAAATAATCGCCGAGGACTGCCTGTTTACGCAGTCCGGCGGTCTGCTGGGCTTTGGCCTGCGCAACAGCCTGACGGACATCGGCAACCATATCGGACAGGCCGTCAATGACCACGGGCTGCGAGCAGTCTTTTGGCCGCGCACATGGCTGCCCGGCATATGCCGAGGCCTGACCGCCGACACTGGCGGCCTGGTGCTGGCCACGCGCTGTTATCGCAATCGTGGCTGGATACGGATAGACGGCTGCAACAGCTATCTGAGCCGTGTAGAGGCTCATGCCATAGTGCAAAATATTGAGGCCGTCTGCCCGGATGTGCGGGGCAGGCTGGGCGGCGTCAGCCTGGCTGAGCTTTTTTGTGCCGTGACGGATTAGCCGCGCAGATTCTTTGAAAATCGCATAGAGAATCCCGGACTGCCGTAAAGCCTTCAAGGGAGGTTTTATGGCCACACCACGATATCGGATCACCCTGCGGCAACTGGTGGATGAGTACCTGGCCCTGCACTGCACCCGCCCTGTCACACAGGCCAGTACCCGTTACCGCCTGGCGGGCCTGCTGTCCTTGTACGGCGGCTGGCAGGCCCGGCGGCTGAAGCCACAGCAAATTATGGACTACCTGGAGGCACAGCGGCAGCTCGGCCTGTCCCCGGTCACATCCACGCACAGGGTCAAGCTCCTGCGCACGGCTCTGCGCTGGGGGGCCGCCACCGGGCGGCTGTCTGTTTCTCCGTTGGAGGGCCTGCGGCTGGGTGTGCCCAAATCCCGCCGCATTGAGCCGCCCACCAGGGCGGAGGCCGCCCGTATGTACCGGGCCGCCGCGCCACATGTGCAGCGTGTATAAAAGCGTAAAACCCGAGTTGGGCCTGGATGTGGATAAGGACTTCGGCGCGGTGCAGCTTTTCAGCAAGCAATTTCTGATGGCGGTGGCCTCTGGCCAGGTGGATGCCAATGCGTTGCTTGAGGAGGAGCTGGCCTCGCGCGGCTATGACAAGGACGGCAACTGGATTGGTTGCCGCTAAGGCTATTCGGCAACACTTTTACCAGCGAACGGGGCGGGGTCAAAACCCCGCCCCTGTAATTTTGTTGCACAGGGCGCAACAGAAAATCGCATGAGTTATTACGCCGCTGAGGGGTGAGTTTTCGCGCCGCGCATCACCTTCGCCAAAACGCGGCTTGCACGTTTCCGTGGCATCCACAAGCATATGTTTTACTTCCACTTGAAAGAATGCGAATTTCGGTTTAACCAGCGACAGGAGGATATCTGTCAGAATGCTCCTCAAAATGCTCAGGGAACTACCTCTCAGCTAAGGTGTGTTTGCAAACCTTATAATCAGGCCTGGTTCGTGTAGCCCCTGGACATGTGCCATACC